TTGTTCCTTTTGCTTTAGCCATTACTGCTGAAGATTTTTTATTTTATTATTTAAATGGTTTACCATTTCTGATATAGCTGCTATATTACTTTCTGTTTTTTTCCAGTATTTAACACCTTCTTCGCCTTCACTTAATTCTTGCTTCATACGAGATGTATATTCAACAATACGATCAATTTCAGATAATTTACGTTTTACTTCACGTATTGCTTTGTGTAGTTGTTCGTTTTTAGTTCTGAATTTAACTTCGTTTTTGAATTTATGGTATGTTACTTCGTTAAGTAATTCTTCTTTTACAATGTTTATTAATGATTCGCCCATTGAATATTCACTTGCTGCATCATATTTAGATTTTGCTCCGTATTTAGATGCTGCTCCGTATTGAGAGACTGCTCCGTACTGTGATGGTTTATCGTAGTTACTTTCGTGGTATATTTTTACTTTCTTTTTCTTCTTACCTGTTAATGATACATAATCTTTTACTTTAGAATCACCAGGCATTTCTGTTTCACCTTTGGTTACTTTCCAACCTTCCTCTTCAGCTTGTTTAGTAGCAGCGTTTTTCTTTTGTCCCTTAGGAGCAACCCAATTTGGTGTTTGAATAGGACCAGCACCAACTCCAATAGCTCCAGTACCAGATTCTTCTTCTAATACTTCATATGTAAGTTGCTTAATATACTCTTTTAAAGTCATTGATTTATGATTTTAACTCGTCAATTAGTTGATAATATTGTAATAACGATACAAGATTTTCATCTTTTACGTTTTGTGTTTTTTCTATTGGTTTAACCATACTAGCAACTTCATTAATTTTAATCTGAGTTGTTTGGTCTGTTACTGTTTTATTAAGTTTAGTTAATTCTGATTTGATAACTTTAAAATTATCATTTACAAATTCACGTAATTTAACAGTGTTAGAAATATTATTTATATATTCTTTAAGAACGAGTTTTTGTCTATCAGATAAATTAGAATACTTACTATTAAAACGTTCTAATAAACTTTTATAAGTTAATAAACGCATTCCTTTATCCATGTTTGTAAATTCCTCCATCAATCTATCGCCTGTTTTTTCTTTATCTATATCCGTGCGAGAGATATGTTCTAATAGAGTTAATTTATTTTCTACTACTTGAGATGGATTAGTAAATTCTAATGAATTATAGGTTTCAATTAAAGTACAAGCAGCGGCATATTGCTTATAATTGTTGATTTTTGCTTTAAAAAAATCTTCAATATTATATGAGTCGCGAATTTCCTTAATTAAATTATATTTTTCTTTACGAAGAGCAGTGCGATTTAATCTAGACGATATTTCTAAAGTAGCGTTGATTAATGACTCAGCTTTACCTTCAGATAATGCTTTAGTGTTAACTAAAGCTTGGTAAAGTTTATGTTCTTTAGCTAGCTCACCCTTAGAAAAATATTTCTTTACAAGGTTAAGCGCCAAGGAATCTTTACCAGATAATGTATCTGATGTAATTTGGCGAATTAATAATTCAAATATTATTCCGCTATTTTTGAACTTATTATGTTTGATTTTGTCCATAAGATTAGTGATGCACTACCAATAAATATGTGCTTATTATATGTCTCTAATATTTTTTTCGTCTAATAATGTAGATTCCTGCTTATCTTTAAATACGATAGATTTTAGCATATCTTTATTTCTTAATACTTCAGCTAATGCTAATGGAGAGCCACCTTTTGGTGTACCACTTCCTTCATCAGGTATATTTGCGGTATACAATGTAGCATTTTCTTCTCTACCTAATCTATCTTTACCTAATGGGTCATTTTGTGTATTAATCATAGATGCTTTCTCTTCAGGACGACCAACTGGGCGTTTTTCGTCATAGCCTGGAGGTACAGGTCCTTCTTTACTTCCTTTATATCTTCCTGTGCCATATAATGTTGCTAAGTCATGTGGTGTTCCGTATGATTTACCTGATTTAGCTGGGTCGTTACCTTCATTTTCAATTTGGCCTAATCTGAATGTACGTTTCATATCTTCAGCTACTAAATCACGCATTTCTCCATACTGATCTTCACTGAATTGGAATACGTTATCATAAATCCAATCTGAAGGCATTAGTTTAGTATCTTGTATATCTTTAGCTAATGCAATCTTTTCCTTCCATAATGCTACTTTTTCTTGTTCGTAGATTACTGAAGGAGTTGATAGGGTTAATTCAAAATTTGCTAATTCTTCACCATCATATCCTTGTGTATATAAATGCACTAATGCAATTTTATATAATTCAGATAATACAATACGTTGAATACGTTCTACTGTGCGAGCAAAACGAATATCTTCAGCAGCTAATGTAGCTTTGCCAGTTAAATCTTTTTCAAATCCGAAGAAGGCTTTAGGTATCTTAAGAGCAGCTAACATTTCATCACGTAAGAAGTTTACGTCTTCAATTGCATTATATTCAAGACCTCTTAATGTATCTATTTTAGTATTTGAATTAGCACCACGTTGAGGAATGTAAAAATCTTCCATTACATTCATCATGTTATACTTTAAATTATACTCACCTGTTTGTTTATCTATATATGGTGTTTTCTGCATTTTCTGCTTTAAACGTTCCATGTATGCATCTACTTCAGCAGGTGGCATATTTCCAATATCAACGTAAAATACGCGTTTTTCCGGGGCACGTGTTATACGATGCAACATCATTGCATCTTTCATTAGTACGTATTGTTTATATGTTTTACGCGCAGGTTCTATATATGCTCTTCCGTAGGGTAAATAGTTAGCATCTGTTAATAAACGGAAATGCGCTATTTCATAGTTTTCAAATTTAATCTTACCATCTCTATCTTTAACACGTGAATTGATACCGCCAGCCGCAATTACCATTGGATCAATTTTAAAGCAAACATAAGATGGATTTTGAGGATCCATACCTTCTTCACGAACCATATCATAAACGGATAATGGTGTTACGTTATACACACCAAATTTCTCAGCTATTTCTAAGTGAAGATAAAAATCACCATATTTACACATATTTCTAACCCACATCCATAAGTTAAACTCAACGTTTAATATATCATAGAATAGGTTATAAAGTATACGCTGTATATTTTCGTCTGATGAACGAATTTGTATTACCTCGTTTGCTTCGTTTTTAAGTGTAGTTTCATCCGCTATAATATCAAGTGCAGAAGCAATAATTGATTCAGTATCCATTGCTTCATAGTCAGTATATAACTGAATACGAAGTGTTTGGTAGTTCATTGTTGGGTTGTATGGCATATTAGCGCCATAGCGGTGTAACTTAGTGAACCTATCTATAAGAGCATTGGTTTTTACATTACCATATGCTTGAATACGGTCTGTGTCGATAACTTTTACTTCATCTCCACCTACATTTCTAATTACGACATCTGTACTGAAAAGACGTGTTAATCTAGTAAATAAATTGCCGCCTTTATTATTATTATTTTCAGCCATTATTTGTTTTATTGTGTCTATAAATATTTATTAATTATATTAGCCATGTAATATCTTCAGTACCATATGGAGTATCTATCTGGTATGGGTTATGTATTCCAGTAGGTGTCATACGAATACTTGTGGTGTTATTAGATATACCGTTTATTGCAGCTCTAGTAGCATCCATTCCTTGTTGGTGGAACTTAATACCTGTATCTCTAGCAAATAATCCAATTCCTGCTGACATTACTAAGTCATCATTATATCCGTTTTGTGCTTGTGCTTTGCCATTCTGCCAAATAAATACACGTAATTCTTCTAATAGTCGCTTTGAATGGAATATAAAATGTCTATCTCGAATATACGACTCCATCTTTGATATAACAAGTGGTCTTGTTTTTACTGATGTGGTAAATCCAGGTACTGTTTGGTCGCTTTCCATTTTAGATAACCATTTATCCATATTCATTTCACCATTTGCGCGAACTGAGTAGTATAGATTTGGGTATTCTTTTTCTATAATAGTATTAATTACATCCCATCCTATATTTGAGTTCTCGGGTACTAATAAGGCATTATTCCATTCTGCTGCTACTGATACAAGCATATTACCAAATTCTCTAGTGCCTATTTGTGATTTATATTCGGCTACTTGCTCACACGCTTCCACATCGATAACGTGGAACGTTGAATAATCCGAACCATCTCCACGGGCAACGTCAGCAGAGATAATATAAGACTTACTATAATTAGGATAGCTCCAGAGCCAATAATCGCCACCCAAAAAGCGACGTTCGACAGGCTCTTGTATAAATGTTTGTTCATAAAATGATAATATATCGGATTCAATTACTGAGTTACCTGAGCCTAAAAAGTCACAGTCATACTCTTGAGCAAATTCACGTGGTGACATGTTTGCACGTTCACGTTCTTCCCACCCTGGATCTATTGGTGCTACTCTATCTGGGTGTAGATTCCATTTTAGTTCTATAGGCATAAAGTCGTTTTTGCCTATTTGAGCTTCAGTATACATTTTATGGAACCAGTTACCAATACCGTTTGGAGATGATAATGCTATGATTCCTCCACCCGTAGCAATTGTTGGTTTAATACTTGTGTATATTTTATCAATACCTTCAATGAACGCGGCCTCATCTATTAGCAGTAAAGATACGGCGTAAGATCTACCTGCATCTGATGCGGCTGATGTAGCTACAATTTGAGAATTATTTGCTAGTTTGAGGGAAAGTTTATTATCGGATATTGGTTTTTGACTACCACGTAGCCAGGCTGGTAAATTATTGTACATAAATTGTACTTTCTCAACCATACCTTTAGCTGTTTCTTGCTTTGTTGCTATACAAAGTACTGTTTTATCTTTGTTAAATAACATTGTCCATAAAGCATATCCTGCTACTAAAGTAGAGATACCTAACTGGCGTGATTTATTTACAATAGAAAAACGGTGTTGTCTAAAAGCTCCTAATGTAGCTTCTTGGAATGGGTATAGATGGAATAATACTCTACCTTTTACAGGGTGAGTAATATAGCAATATTTACGAAAAAAGTGCACGGGATCCATTGCACATTTTATATATTCCTGTTTTATTATATCTTTAATGTTAGCTTGTTCAGCCATATTTTATACTATTGGTTGTATATAAATATATAAAAAAAACTCAACCTTACGGGGTTGAGTTATGCACCTATGGTCTAGATAGGCAGTCCTATGGTAGCAGGACGATTATTTTGTTATAAACAAATATGCTAATACTCCAGCAGCTGCTGTGAATATAACATTAGTAAGTCTACTTTTAATTTTATGTATTTTGTATTTTTTAAGTAAGACAGCATATTGTTTTTTACCATCTTCGTATAAAGTAATATAATTTGCTTTTTGAGTTTGTTCGTTTTTTACTTGCTCATTAAGATTTATTTCCTTTAATTGATAAAGTGAAATTACGCT